ATTTTCTTTCACCCATTGGGTGAAAGAATGGTTTTGGCTTAACGATTATAAATACTTGCTTAAAGGGTTATATGAGTAGATTGCACGTAGAATCTAGGTACAAATTAAAATAAGTCAGAAGTCGCTTTTATTTCATCATTCATATGACATTTGATAGTACTGCTAGAGCATTTTTATATGTTTAATGGTGCGAATGGTGAGGGAGAATGGTGAGTGAGATATAATTATTTCTTGTACATTTCAATTACACATAATATAATGGAGACTGGTGATTGTAAATTATTATATAAAAAAAATTTTTAAGGCCAATTACTATGAAAAAGTTTATTGTATTATTTATCGTTCTGATTATTTCGAATGTCTGCTTATGGTCAGCTAAGTCACAGTACCTTTCACTTGGGATGGGGCTTATTGTTCCACAAGGTGTAGAAAGCCAGTTTTCTTTTGATGCTAGCTATGCAACAAAAAACGAAAATGTTTTCACAAAACTACAGTTTACTTTGAGCAACTGGGGAATAGGACCTTCTCTAGAGGTAGGATATGCTTTACCACTAGGTAATTCAAGTTTTTTTAGCATAGGTGGTATGTATGAAATGCGATATGCAGGAACACCTCACGGTAGCTCTGAAGCTTTAATACTACACAATTTTGGGCCCAGCGTATCATACTATAATACAATCTCAGAAAAATTTGGCTTTAATGTTTCGACCTCTTACGTGTTCAATTTCGGGGGCCTTCCTACTGACGATGTATTTGGTTTGTTTCTATTATCAGCAGGTGTGAATTTAAAAGTAGGGGGAAATACTGAATCGCCTGATAGAAGTAACAACACAAATTATAACCATTCACAATCGGAAGCAGTGACTACAAATGATACGCCTACTGCTGAAGCATTTTCAAACTCAATAACATTTGTTCCGAAACAGGGCTTATTTTCTAATCCATATTATGTATTCAATGGGGTTAAATATCCATTTAGATTCGGATATGTAGATCTTGTTGATGCAATTGAAGAAAGCCAATCTGCAAATCTAGATAAAAGCCTTAAAGAAGATATTGCAAAATACAGAAAAGAGGTATCATCGAAAAAGACTTGGTATTGGCTTGGGTTTGGAACAGAAATTGTAGGTGGAATTTGGGCGATATTTGAAGAAATGAAAGTTCTGAATGGTGATTATAATTATGATTCCTACGGAAACTATTTAGGTAATTATAGTAATGATACGAGCTTCTTAATGAAGAAAATGGCTCCGGGTTTATTGACAATGACAGCCGGAGCCGTTGTTGGTATTGTCAATGCCATAAGTTTACAGGAAAAACCAATTGAAATAGTAGGTACGTATAATTCTAATTTCGGAGATTAGAGAAAGGAGGTACCCAGTTGAGAGCAAAATCACTTAGTATTTTTTCAGTTTTATTATTGGGACTCCTTTTAGCAAGTTGTGATTTGTTTTCTGAAAGCGAGAATCCGTTTATCTATCAAAATGTTGATAAAACAGTAACCATAGTCTCGGCAAATCCAGTACCATCAGATATTTCTGAAGATGGGTTTACTTTCAATGTCTCAATAAATCTCCCTAATGATAAGGAAGGGTATTATGTGTGGGTTAAACCCTCTGACTACATATCACCTGAAGCGAATTGGAATGAATATTTAACTTGTTGGTATAACCCCAGTGAAATGCTTTCCCCTACGAGCGATGATATAGTTCGCGGGGGTTGGTTACTTAAATATTCGAATAACAATTATTCTAAACTTACAAAAGGTACAGTTTTTTCTTGGAATGTTAAAGTTGCATACAAAAAAGCTGATGATTCATGGGAAACTGTGTTTGAGCATGACTTTAATTATACAGTAAAGGTAGAGTAATTTATTTCATCTCTACTTTTTTTCATCTATTATCTCTCTATCCCAGGTATACCAGTACTTTCCTCGATTATCCTCATATAAGTTCGGATCATATCGCAGCCCCTTATCCCCCTCAATAGGCTCATCATGCCGCTTTTGTCCTTCCACAATTTGGGAATCTATGCCCTCTGGAAACGCTTTACACGTCCAGCCCTTGCAATCAAGACCTCCCATATCGATCAAGTTCTTACAGTACTGACACGGTGATACCCACATAATGGCATACCTCCCGGTATCATAGTGCATATCTACCTCCCTCTGCTTTCTTTCCATATCCTCAATATCTCCTCATATTCCATGTTCTTTGGCGGCTCCTGTTTATCCGGGATATCATCAGTCTCCTCCAGCAAGATTGTTCTCTTTTTCCCATCAGGGCTCTCAGCATACCCTACTACCCTGAATTTTGCATCCATCCCGAAGAGGTATTCATCTTCTGATGCAAAGTTGCTCCTACCATTAATGTAGCCTGCCCGGTTTTTCCCCTTGGTCTTGATGACCGCCAGGTATCCACCATCGGTCCCAAAGTTTCGCCCGGGAGTAATGGAGGTTGATGAGTATGCTTTCCACTCAACGTAGGCCCAGTCACCGCTTTTCCATTTCTTCCACTGCTTCTCGATCTCCGGGATATTGGAAACTCCTCGCCCCACAACCCCTTCATAGTAGGGCAGCTTATCGAGGGCCTGATCTAGTTCCCGGTAAGCAATCCCTTCTAGGGCATCTCTATTGATCCCACGATACCCAGAACCCGTGTAATTAGCTATAGCCTGCCGCTCTGAAGAGGTGAAAGAGTTCCAGGACTCATGCGTGTGTTTCGTGACCTCTTTGAAATTGCGTCCAATCAAGGGTCCCTGTGGAGCTGCTGGTTTTATCTTTGGAGCAGGTTTTGCCTTGAAATCCTTCTCCCACTGATAGAGGTAATCCAGGCGCTCGGTGAGAAGTTTGTAATAGCTTTTTTGCTCTGCTGGGCTGAGACCACTCGCTTTTAGGATCTCGGTGATATCACCCTTCTTGATGCGGATCTTCAGTGTCCTGATCTGTTTTGCAACATCAGCATCCGTTACATGCTTAAAGAGCCCGGCGGAGGCAGAATTCATGGATGGATCCCGCAAAGTCTTCAGCTCTGTCACCTTTGCTCCAAAGGCTGAGCCCTTCTTTGCCCCTTGTGCCCGGTAGAAGAGCGTACCGCCCTGGTCAATGCGGGTGATTGTGGAGATTTTACCGCCTGATATCATCAGGTTATCAATGCTTGATCCCGCAACATCCCAGTTGGCAAGCCATGCATCGGTGACAAACCCTGATTTTACCCTGCTTGCCTGGGAGGCCATCTCAAGGCCGTTATACCCAACAGTTTTGTAGCTACCTCCCAGATGCTTGGTAGCAACCGCTAGATCATCCCCGATGTAAGCAAGACGAGAGGAGGCAACCTGGACACCTACCTTGTCATAGATTTGATTGGCCACAAACTCATTTCGCACCCGCTCCTTCGAGCCGTGATATGTCTTTACAATCCACTCACTACCCTCATCATCGACGAAAAGCTGTGCCCCCGTGGATCCTCCGAGATGAGAGCCCTTCTTCTGGGTTAACCGTGCACCGAATGCCTTCGCTCCGGCCTCTCCTACAGGTAGAGACGAGACTGGTGATGGCAGGTTAAGGCTCTTGGCCGAGCCTTTTTTACCAACAGCCCCTCTCCAGCTCTCATAATCGGTCCACGGCTGCTGGCCTTCTCCTTTTACTCCACGGACCTTGGGTGGATAGCCTTTGATCTGGCCACGGATGCGACAGCGGCAGTGGATATCGAAGCTCGCCACCCCTGACTGCAGGGGAGCCGCTACCCATCCGATTGACGGGACTTTCCAACCCTTTTCCTTTTTTTCCTCACCATCGAGTGCTCCATGCTCAGGGCGTGTTCTTCCATCTAAGGCCGCATCCCAGATCTCTTTGAGCTCCACCCCCTGCTCTTTCGCTGTCTCGTAGGCCTTCCTCTGACCTTCTACGGCCGCTCGTTGTCCTTCGGTCCGGGCAATACGTAGGGCTTTATAGAGCTGTCCTTTGTTCGATGGAACATACTTCCCGCTATGAAGCTTCGCTATCCCCATGGCATCTCGTATGTTCCTGGCCATACGTGGATAATCATCGCCTTTGACGATCCCAATCGTGATGAGCTTACGGATGGCATACACTGCCTGGTCCCGGTCACCCTGGAGGTATCTGGATTCAGAGAGCTTGCCAAGCGGAGATAACGCGAGAGCCTCAACATCCTCATCCCGTAGCAGTCCCCACTTCAGTGCACACCCACCATCCTGGTCGATGGCGTAGCCGTGCTGATAGAAGGACTCTTCGAACAGTTTCTTCGTGGTATCGATGAGCAGATTGTCTTTTCGCTTGAGGATGGGTTTCAGGTGTGATGAAACCTGGGCTTCGAGATTTTTGAGCCGGTTGTACTTACTCATCTCTGAGAAGCTGAGCTTTCCGTCCTTCGCATACGAGGCATACACCCCTGCTAGATCAGCTTTGATCTGCTCGTAAGCCTCTACATACAGTGAGAGGATCTTCTCCTCACTTGTGAGCTGCTGATTGTAGAGGGATGCTTGAATACCGCCATAGAGCTTGTCAAAGAGCGCACCCCCTCCGGGGGCTTTACTTATAGCCAAGGAACGCCCCTATGCCCGTTTTTGGCCGGCAGGAGCGCTCTTCTTGCCACCGTCCTGATAGACTTTGAGCACCTCATCTGATGAGAGCGGACGCTCTTGTATATTGGCAGCATCCTCTTTTCTCTTCTGCTCTACTTCCGCATCTGGGTTCTCAATAAAGGGGAGCTGCTCGAGCAGGGACCGCTCACTGACCATGCCCCAGAGCTTTGATACCATCTCCGTGATGGCTGTGAGATTCTTCGGTATATTCCGAGTAAAGATGATCTTGATATCACTGGGATCCCCGACCTGTTTTCCTTTGGGATAGCTCAGTGTTGCTGTGATGAGCTCTATTCGTTTACGCAGCCCTTGAGCGAAGTAGCTCTGCTTCTCCCCTGCAAGCATCTCGAAGAGGGCAAAGAGGTAAGTAAACGCCTCCCCTGACTTCTGACCCAAGGCACTGGGGTCAGTCATATCTGGAATCAGCGACTGTCGATGGATTTCCTGGCGGATGATCTCGAGCAGTTCTTTTCTCCCTGAGACCGATAGGTCCTTTGTCAGGTACTCAAGCTTATCGTTTTCTTTAAGCCCATCGATGACTCTGAGCTTCTGCAGCTTGCTTAAGGCCTCTTCATCGAGGTATTTCCCATAGAGCAGCAGAATAGCCTCAGCAAACTTCTCCTCGTCATCCAGAAAGGTGGAGATTAGAACGTCATAGGCATCAATGAGTTTCTGAATGTGCTCGAGATCTCCCTGGATATCCTCGTTGTTTCGGTAGATGACCACCGGCACCTGGCCGTAGGGATGGGTATCTACTGAACCCAGAGTAAGCGAGGATCCAACCATCTGATAACGCTCAACTTTGTCGGTGTAGTAGATCTCAACGAAGATCTTTTTGCTTTGCCCTTCGTGTTCAGCATAGAACCTGATGCCTGCAATGAGCTTGGGCTTAATATCGTAGTTGTAGACGGGGATAAACTCATAGACCGGCACCTTGGCAAACTGATCTTCTCCCTCCTCGTTATCAACGTAGTGTAGCTCATAGGCCTCCCCGAAGATCGTCTGGTCTTTTCCGAGCTCTGTATTAAGCTCTGCCTCCCGGTTTGCTTTGAATACATCTTCAATGAGGGAATAATAGGAAGTCTCTCCGACATCCTCATCAAGTCCATACGAGATGAGCCCTGATTTGTACATGAAGCCCACGACAATGCGCACCAACAGCCTCCCATACGGTACGGGGATCCTATTTCGATGTTCTGTTACATCTTTTGCCAGGATCGTAGGATTCTTGCCTCGGTAGTAATTATGCAGGGAAAGCAGATCCGGGATCTCTTGCTCCCTTGCTTTGATGAGTTTCACGATCTGGTTATCATTCAGTCTTCCATCTTCTTGAAGGACTGCTTTGTAGCGTCTCATATGCGTAAACTCCTTAGTTGTGCTCTCTCGATATCGGGGACATGGATCGGTGTTGGTGCTCCATCGGTGAGCAGTAGGAATGCCCCAGCTGCAGCATCTGCCTGGTCATCATGCCCTGGCTGGGACCCGTCAGTTACTCCCTCTAACTCTCGAAGGAACGACTCATTCCAGTCCCCTCGTGCCATCTTCACATTGCCGGCCTTCGCCTGGACCGCCAGGGGCTTCCAGTAGCTGAGTTTGTTCTTCGTCTGGGGGTAATACTGCACATCGAAGCCCATGAGGTGGTGTACGTAATCTTTGACCTCATACTTACCTGCTGATCCCGGGTCTTGCCACAGACCGATGGTGGTCATTCGTCCATCTTGTGATGCCATGTTTTTAATAGCACGCTGAACATCATAGGGCTCACCCCTGAAGTGGGATGCATGCATGATGTAGAGCCTGCCGTCTATGGCTTTCCTGAGCTTGATCCCTGCACTCCAGTCGGGATCAGGGTTGAGTTCACTGGGATTCGTTGCAGCACGGTCCCAGAAACGCACCTCAACCTGGGCTGGCGGGATCTCAGATGGATCGAGGATCTCGAAGTACTGCCGCTTGAAGATCTCACCTGCTGTGGGACGGGCATACCAGTTGCCTCCCATGAGCCGTTTCTGCTCATAATCGAGCAGCGCATTGAGATTCGCCAGGTAGCCTGGGTCCTGATCGAGCAAGATCTTGTTGTCAAACACCGATGAGGGAATGAAGGTGAAGCTTTTTGGATGGCAGCCTGGGTATTTTCTCTGTAGATCATCCTTGGAGTTTGCCCAGATGATCTCCCCAGACTGCCTGATAAACCAACGGATCACCCCACTTCGCTCTTTGATCGGGAAGCCTGTGTCTTGATCTATCCACCATGAGATAAATGGAAGGATCCAGCTGTCAGGATCAGGGTTCGTACTGGCTCTCATGTAGGGTTTGATGCCGCAGGTAGAGCGGTTACGCGATAACATGTACCAGAACATCGACTCAGAGAAATGGGTGAGCTCATCAAACTCGATTAACGGTATCTGGGCTCCCTGGAACTTGTGTTTCTTCTTCTCATGGTCAAAGTTACGAAAGGATATCACCGATCCCGTTTGAAAACGGTACTGATGGATAGGAGTTGCTACTGGGGTTGCTCCAAAGTTGGGATACAGATCCTGGGAGACCTCCCACAGTCCTCCCTCCATCGTGATCTCATCAGCATACCGGCGGAAGATGACAGCCGAGAACTTCGGGATATGCACATGCCGAAGCGGCTCAAGCAGCAGTCCGTATGACTTCCCTCCTCCTGCAGCCCCACCATAGATACAGATGTCTGCTGGTGTTGATAAAAAGGCCTTCTTGCGGTCGTATGAGCACTGGTGTTACTTAGGTTGCAAGCTGATGTCGAGTTACAATCTCATGGATCCAGCGTTTACTGATCCCGTAGCGCTCTTCTAGGATCGTGAGCACCCGCATCTTGGGGATATTGGGCCTGGAGCACAGATCATGGTAGTCATTCCAAATCTTCTCATGCTCGATTGCCTTGGATATCTTCTGCGGGAAATAGAGATTGATCCCAGCAAAGTTCTTCAGGATCTCCATCATCTTCTCATCGTCATCAATCATCCTGGCAAGATCCTCTAGCTCCTCTGTAAGCTCAACGTGAATATCTGAATCCTCTGTATGCAATACCATCTTCTACTCCTCCCTTCTGTTATCTGGTAGATAGATCTCTATCTTGTTGCTTCCATCAATGTGTCCTGAGTGGCTGACATCCTGCTTGTCGCTCCATCCGATCTGCTTGAGTGAGAAGATGGCCATACTTGCGTTTAATTTGCCTGATAGGGCTCCTTTCTCGAGCACAGACTCCTTTTTGGTGATCAATTTTTTGATAGCGTCATTCAATTCCGGGAATTCATACAGCTGCTGGCGGTGCATCCCAAGCTCATAGGCGCACTCTGCGAGGACCGGAAGCGGTGTGGTATCAGTGTAGGCGTTGATCTTCTCTTCAATTTCTTTGAGCAGCTTCTTCGTGTACTTTCTCGGCCGTCCCGCTGGCATTATTCCTCCTCCCCGTTAGTAGTATCATCCGTGGTCCAGGGCTCTCCGTTTTTGAGTACCACCGGATCCTTTCCGTTCTCCTTGCACCATCTGATGTAGCGCTGGACTCCCACATCCACGTATTGTGGGTCAATCTCCATAGCGTAGGCCTGACGGTGTGATTTCTCGCAGGCGATGATCGTGGAGGCTGATCCTGAGAAGAGGTCGAGGACCTTGTTCTGTTTGGGTGTGGTGTTGTTTCTGATTGCCTTCATACACA